GAAACACGGGCGGCGACGATGATCGCATTACGATCTCCGACCAACAAAGTGTTTGGATTAATGTTTTTATCGACAATTAAACTCGTAATTACTCTGTCTAACGCAATACCCTTTTTTAACAACGCTCGGGAAGTTAAAATATCCTCTTCTTTTGCCGTCATTTGTTTAATTTCAATGGTCGACTGATTATGAAGAGGGTGATTCGAGGCGTAAAACTTACCTTGTGATGGAAGTTCTACAAACTCGGTTGGAACCACAAAAGAGAAAGGGTTATCTCCTTGGTTCTGGTTCATAGCTTGTGGAGGGGTCGGAACATTATCTGGCGATGACGTTCCCATACCCATCCGGTCTTTGTTTCTTGACAATTTACACCTCTCGTCTAGTTATTTGTCATTTAATATATTTTTATACGTTGAAAGAACTCTTGCCGCCGACACCAGCAACTGCCACTGAGGCTCCACTAGCGTGATCGGTTTCAATGCGAGCCCAGTCATACTTAAGCGTAACGCTCATTTCAGTAAGATCGTCTCCACCGTATTCTAAATCTCCGTATTTCACTTCTGTCATGAATGAGTTCCACAGAGTCCAAGTTTCAAGCGGCTTGCCATCGGAGTCAATTTGAGTAATAATAACAGTCCCAAGGGCGCCTGCAGCTTTTGCTTTAGACATTGTAGTTAACGCATTTGCATCAGCAGGAGGTGAATAACCTGATTGTACCACAATGTCAGAAAGAGTTGCAGCCATATCTGGATCTACAGGATCAACAAGAGTAACAGTAACATCCTGCCAAGTAACAGAACCTGGGTAATAAAATGTGTGGTTCAAATACTTGTGCTCTGCAGCAGCAATTTGAAATGATGGCTTGTTTACGGTCTTCGCGTACCACATCACAGCGCCGCCAATAGCAGCCTGAATTCCTTGGAACTCGACGGTAAACCTAAATTTTCTCTTTGGATCTTTGAGGGTTGGATCTTCCCCAAAGTTTGTTGACCAGAATGGCATAGTTTGTTACTCCTGTATTAGTTCTATTTTAAATAGTGTGCGGGGGGAAAATCCCCCCACTTAATCTTAGTCATCGAAAGATGCACCAGTTGATGCAATCACGAAGTCAATGGCAATGTACTCAATCGCACGTGCCGGCTTAATCATGATCTTCGCATACAAGATGTTCTGATCGATTAAGTCTGGGGTTGTAGTAGTTTCGTCAAGGATTAATTTATAATCCGTGATACCGAACTGTACTTTAACGTTGGCAAGGAAAGGCTCAATAAGTGACTTGAATCTGTTCCATGTAGCCTGCACATTCTGCTCAAACAGCACTCGGGTTGAAAGGATAGAAATCTGCTTCTTCAAGTAGATAACCAGTCTTCTAACATTAATGCGGTCCAGAGCGGACTGTCTTTCTTGGAGGGTCTTCTGACCGAACACAACGATTCCACTAGAGGGGAAAGAAGCAATTGGGTTGATTCTCGCCTCGTACAGAGTATCGCGCTCTTTAGAAGTTAGTCTTGTGGTGACGCCTGTTATCGGAATTCCGGCGGCGCCATCAGTAAGTCCGCCGCGGTTGAAGCCGGCTGGGGCAAACCAGACGTCGGACTTAGATTCTGAACTAGCCAGAACGCCCATCATTGCAACGGAAGGTGGAACCCACAGCATACGGCCGGTTCGCTCATCACGGGTCTGGACCCATGGGTAGAACGTACAACCATAACTTGAGTTAATTTGGCGTTCCTTCAGAGAGTTGGCAGCAGTTGTGGGTGCAGCCTGCAATCTAGCTGACTTGGTAGCGTTGTATTGCTCATGTGCTGGAACATATACATTTGGCAAGTCAATAAGAGCTAAGGTGTCTGCTCTCTCTGCCGAGACATTTACCATGTGCGTGGTAAGTGCATCGAAAGTTAAGCCAGGAATAGTTAACAAGTTCATGTCAACTGCTTCTGGATCCGCCACTGT